TCAGGGTGACGGACTCGATAAATTCTGTTCCGTCCTGCGCCCGGCACAGGGCCCGCATTCCGACAATCCAGTTCATCGGCTTGAGGAACAGCCGCTTTTGCATTTCTCGCTCAACCGGGACCAGGGAGCCGTTGAATTTGTTGACTGCCCGTGTCCAGGGTGGCGGCTCAATCTGAGACTGAGCCTGCCACGTCCAGGTTCTGAGGTTCGCGTAGAGCCGGCGGATCCGCTTGTCTGGATCGTGGCCCTTGCGCACCTGCTTCTTGTTAGCCAAGTTGGGCCTCCGGCCGCCAGGCCTTGCGCAGCGCTTCAGCTTCAATACCCTTCGGGACCTTCAGGGCGCCCATGTCTTCGTAGCGAATTTTGCGAGGCCCCATGTCAGGCTCTTTTGGGTTCTTCTCTTCGAAGGCGCCTGGGAAGACGCTGGCGAACTTCATCTGGATTTCTTCGTTGTCCCGGAACACTTTTTCCTTGGTTGTCTTGTAGTCGACACCCACGGCCCGACAGGCCTTTTTGAACGGGAAGCGCTTCTTCTCTCCGAGATAGACAAGCTTGTTCAGAACTGTGTGACTCAGAACTTTGGTGGTGTCTCTCATGCGGCCTCCTGAACGTCGATTTCTGACAGCCAGCCGATCACGGTGTCTCGGTCTGCGCCGTAGTGCTGGCACAGCACGGCAACGATTTCGTTGGTGGAGGGAGCGCGCTTACTCGGCACGGCTTGAGGCTTTTGTGTCGGGGCAGAGTCAGCCACGGCTTCAGTTTGCACCTGGGCGGCAGCTTTCTGCTCGGCTTCGCGCTTCGCTTTGGCCTCTTCCTCGCGGCGGATCTGTTCGCGCTGCTCATCCAGTCGCTTTTGCTCCGCTTCTTTGTGCTCAGCAATCCGGGATTTCACAATCGCGGCGAAGTCTTCTGCAGGCTTCATGCAGATCTGTCCGAAGTCGTTGAACAGGAACTTGTACTCAGCTGCGTGCTCGTTGATCTGGGCAAGGTTGCCGCGGATCAGGTCGGCCGCCTGGTTGGCTTCGATCTTGGCGCGGGCCAGCTCGTCGTCAACCGCTGACTGCATGGCGTCAAGCTTCTTCTTGCCCTTAATCGCGCCGGAAAAGTCGACGTTGATCACCGGCATGACGATGCCATGCTCGTCTCTCAGGGCCTGAATGTAATCATCCAGCGCGCGATTGGCGGTCATGACGATTTCGGCCTTGCGGGATTCCTTCTGGGCTTTTACCGCCCTGTCCAGCTTCAGACGAGTCTGGCGCAGGTCCTCGCTTACGCTGTCAATGGTGCGGAACACCTCGTCGATGCTGGCTGTTTGAGCCAGTACCGCGTCCTTCTGGGCAGCCAGGCGCTGCTCGGCGGTCTTGCAGAATTTCACGGCCTGCTCGGCGTCAGCGAAATCCTGGTCAGTCACCAGGTCCGTTTTGATGGAAGCAATAACTCTGCGGGCGTGCTGCTCGAAGTCCTGCAGGTTGCTGGCGGTAATCTCGCCCTTGGCCTGAATGTGCAGGGCAGGGAGGGCATCAGGGGCTTTGCCTTCGGCCTTCGGCTGCTCCGGCTCTGGTGCCTCGTACTGGCTCAGGTCAGCGGCGAATTGCTCCCAGGCGGCAATCAGGCGCTCGATTCGGGTCTCGTCGCGCTCATACCAGAACCAGTTGCAGTCAGCCTTGGTCCCGTTGCTCGCCATAAACAGGATCTTCTCGGCGCCGGTCACCATCATCTGGTGGTCCATCTGCCACTTGTAGTGTTCTTCCAGGGTTTCGGCGGTGGCGGTGCGCAGCTTTTCGTTAATGGATTTGTGTTCCCATCCCCGCTCAGCAAGCATGTCGAGTCCGTCCATGCTGGCCAGATAAGTGCCGGTATCATCCTCGCAGGTGCAGGGATACAGCTCCTCCCCCATGATTTCTTCTGCGATGCTGCGGGCCATTTCCTCGAACCGGTGCCCCTGGTCGAAGATCCGTTGCTGGTGAGCGTCCACGTCCGGGACAATGCCTGTTGCTTTCTGCTTCAGCAGATCATTCCGGGTCATGTACTTGTGGTCACCGCAGGCTGCAGCGGCCTCGCTGGCTGTGCGCCTCTTCGCTCGCAGCTGGTGCCACTCGTCGCTACCCTGAACCAATCCGTTTACGATTCTCATGCCTCGGCTCCTTCTTCCAGCGCCAGGATCTGGGCGCGTTGTTCGTCAGTCAGTACTGCCTTGCTGCTCACCATGGCCACAATCTGTTCCGGGGTGCGCTTGCCGGCCTCAATGGCGTTTTTCCATGCCGAAAAATTGGTTTCAAACTGTTCTGCCGGGTAAAAATCAAGGGCGGGGCGTGCCGCTTCCTGTTCCGGTACACGCTGCGCGGCTCCCATATCCACAACGCGATCCGCTTCGTCCTGGTCGTAGATGCCCACGTAGCCGAATGCCAGGCGCGAACACTGGATCATGGCCTTGTGGCGGAAGAAGCGCTTGGTGTGAGTCTGCCAGGGGCCCTTCATGCCAGGCTTAAACGATTCCCGGTACACTTCGTCCAGGTACTCCCGGATAACAACCGGGTGATCCCGGTCTTTTCGGTAGATAACGCACTCCATCCACTCAGGGGCAGGGCGTGCGCCGTTCATCTCCACCATGGTTTCAGAGGCCCGGAACTCCATGCCGTTGAACTGAGGGTTCTGGTTGATGATTCGGCTCCAGCCATCGACACCAACCACAGGTACGATGCCGTTCTGGCTGTCCGGGAATGCGTATATCTCTTTCGTCCAGGGGTTCAGTCCGTACTGGTTGGCAACCACCAATAGGGCGGTCATCTGTGCGTCTGACACGTCGCCCTTGAATGCGGTGGCTTTCAGGGTCTGAATCAACTCCTGCCCGTTCTGATCGGACATGCCCAGCTTTTCGGCCAGGGTGGAAGTCAGTTTGTTTAATCCGCTCATGCTCATTGCTCCAAGTCTTTTTTGAATGCGTCTGCAAAGTTGTCGACAAGCTCCAGGGCGATGTCGTACAGCAGGTTGTGGGTGTGCTTCCCGCCGAGCTCATGGCTGCCTACACAAAGCCTTAGCGCTGCTTCGCCCCGGCTCGGGTAAAGACTCCACAAACGGTCGGTTATGTCGCCAAATGACAGGACGGTTCCGCAGCTGGCTTCAAGTGGCTTACCGCTGATCAGCTGATCTGCCATGTCTTCCCGTACAGACTCCCAGGCTCTCTTTACCCGCTCATCTTTGCGGTCCAGTTCGCCTTGCTCATCTGCATAACGATCAATCTGGCTTTCAATGACGCCCATGGCTTACGCTCTCCGTGGTTGCTTCATGTACGGCAGTGCGCAGGCTTTTCATGAACTTCATGCGCCGGCGCAGTCGGTCGGATCCGCAATCGGCCCGGCGGATATAGCCGTGCACCAGGCAGTAGGTAAGAACGCCAACGCCGGTATGCTGGCCGGTCTTTTCGCGCAGCTTCTTGCGGTGGCTTCTAACGGTTTCAGGTGAGGTGTGGCTACGCTCTGCTGCCTCGTCGACAGTCAGGCCTTGCAGCCAGGAAACGAGCTCTCTGGTTTCCGGGGCGGTAAAGAAACCGCCACCTTCGACCAGATAGTTTTTGTGATGCAGTGTTGCTTCAGTCATACATTGATCCCTCCGTGTTCCAGAGTAATGTATGACCCAGCAAAGACAATTACAAGTAAAACTTTTCTAAATTGTGAAAAAAAATGACTTTATGTGCTTTTTATTTGTTCAACCAGGTCGTAAGCGATGGCGAGCCTCTGCAGCCCGGTCTGGGCAAGGAGGGCCCTCACGTGCTCACCGTCGGAGCCTGCGAGGTTATTGGCGTCGGACAAATGGTTCAGGACAACTTCAACGTCTTGCAGGTGCTCTTTGATGGCCTTGGTGATCTGAACTGGGGTCATAAGCCTGTGCTTCCTGGCGGTTGGGTGTGGGGTTTTTATGAGGCTGAAGGAGTAACGCGCTACTCCTTCGCCTGAATCATAGCCAAACCGGTTGGCGGGCACAAAGCCCCGGTTAATCCTGGTTCTCGCCGATCTTATGGAAATCGTCCACCAGGCTCATGATCTGCCGCTTCCGACTGTCTGGCAGCCGGGCAAACTGTTCAATCATTGCGCCTATCTGGCGATCTGTAAGAGCCTCGTCGGTCACGCCATTCAGCAGCAACACTGCCGGGTGCAGCCTGAAGTAGGCGGCAATAGCTTCAACCGTCGACAGCTTTGGCGAGATCGGAGAGTTTGCGACCTCGAGGTTTGATATCGTTTTCTGAGACACGCCGGCCAACTCCGACATTTCCCGCTGGGTTTTACCCTGCAGAATCCTCAGACGTTTGGCGTTACGCGCCAGTACTGATTGTATTCCTGCCATTTGACTCGCGTTCCTGTCTGTTAATTTATGCGTCTTTGGAGGCTAACTTATTGAGCTGCCTCATAAGGGGTTTTCGCGTCCGGGTTACCGCTAACCCTGAGTGTTAGTTTACTTGTTGCATCCAGTAATGTGATGGATGTATATTGAGTAATCTTTTTCTGAAGCGGAGGACGCAAAATGCAAAGTAAATTGATTGATAACTTGGTAGCGGGCCTGAAAAAGGCCCAGAAGCACCGCTGCCAGTTGACCGAGATTGCCGAGGAAACCGGGGTGTCTCGATCTGTCCTGATCAAGGTCATGGCCGAAGAAAAATACAACATTACGTCTCGTCGCCTGGAGCGGATTTACTGCGCGCTGATTCGTAGAGGCCATCTTGAACCCACCTTTGAATTCGACACTGCAGCATAGCGTGACGGGTTGCGTTTATTGGCGCATCCCCAAAACAGGTGAAATTTCTCGGGGCAAAAAAAAGCCCGGTAAAGATCTGGAGGGATCACCGGGCTTTTCTCTCTCGCCGCGAGTCAGTGCAACAGGAGATGTGAGGATTATGCAGAACATTTTCAGAGAGTGCAAACGCCGGATAGAGCTGGTGTTGCTTCAGCGCCGAATCAGTCGGCTGACAAACCATCTAATCCGAGAGGCAACGCAAGTGCTTGACCCGCTTCCGCTGGCTGAACTGCGGCAAATTGAGCAGATCAGGTTAAACCTGATTCGGCAACGAAATGCACTTCGGACCAGTGCTGAAATATCCAGGATTGAAAAGCGCAGGGGGCTGGCATGAGCGCTCTGGCTCTATCGGGGGTGGACTGATGGCCGTCATGCTCATGGCGAAAGCCTTTAACATCAAGGTTGGCAACGCCGGCAAGAAGTTGGTTCTTCTCAAGCTGGCAGACAACGCCAACGACAAGGGCGAATGCTGGCCGTCCTATCAGCACATTGCGGACCAGTGCGAGATCAGCAAGCGCAGTGCCATGAACTACATCAACTCGCTGATCGATGATGGACTGATTCGGAAGCAGGTTCGGAAAGGACCGAAGGGCAACAGCACTAACGTTTATGTCCTGAGTTTAGGGGGTGAAAATGCTGCACCCCATGGTGCAAATGGTTCACCCCCTAGTGAACGTGCTGCACCCCCTAGTGAACGTGCTGCACCCCCTAGTGAACGTGCTGCACCCCCTAGTGAACGTGCTGCACCAGGGGGTAGTGAACCAGCTGCACCCGGAATCAGTCACTCTTTTGAATCAGTCAATGAATCTGTCACTAGCGCATCGGATGAATCCGATTTGCCAAGCGCTGAATTCGTTTCGCTGATCTGCAAAGACGGAACCGAATACAAAGTTGACCCTGGATACCTGCAAGAAATAATCAAATTGCACCCAAGGGTTGATGTGACAGCAGAGCTTCAAGCAATGCGCGCCTGGCTACTCAGCAATCCCGGGAAGAGAAAAACTGGCGCCGGAATGAAGCGGTTTATCAATTCCTGGCTTACCAGGGCAGCGCAGACCACGGACCGCCCCCGAGGTAATGTCCGCGACTTCCAGAGTTATCAGGGCCAGTCACAGCCAGCACCGAGGCCGAGAAAGCTTTTCCCGGGGATCAATCACGCCCCACTACCGTCCAGAGCCAGCACAGGAGGTGAGGCATGAGCCAGCAAGCCGAGCAAGAAGTCATCGCCGCTATGCTGATGCACCCGTACCTGGCCAAGGAATGCGACCTGACGCCAGAGGAATTCCAGCACGACGCTTATCAGGAAATTTATCGTGCAATGCAGCACATGGTGGCCGAGGGCAAGAATTTCGACGTGATTACGCTGCAGGACGATCTTGACCGGGGCCAGCCGGGTGAGCCGTTTGCTAACGTCATGGCCACGATTCTTGAGAAGTCAGCGGGCAGCAAGGCGATGTTTCGGGACTACTGCGGGATCGTCCGGAAGGACAGCCGGCTGAAACAAGCATCGGAGATTGCCCAGACCCTGCTTTACTCCATTCAGGAAGACAAAGACCTGGGAGCTGCGGACACCGCAATCAGCCAGCTGATGCAGCTAGGGACTGTGGGCCGGAAATATGAGTGGACCATGCGGGAAGCTCTTCGCAATGCCGTGGAGCTGGTTGAAACCGCGTTCAACACCGAGGGGCTTGTAGGGGTAGAGACCGGCCTCGAGCCGCTGAACGAAGCAACCGGGGGCTGGCACAACACGGATTTCATTGTCATCGGCGCAAGGCCGGCCCAGGGTAAGACCGCACTAATGCTCAATTTCGCCCACGCCGCGAAGTGTCCGGCCGGAATCATATCGTCCGAGCAAGGCAACGAGCAGATCGGCCTGCGCATGCTGTCCATCCAGGGCAGCTTGAACGCGCAGAGCCTGCGCACCGCGAAGCTGCATGATGGCGACTGGGCACGCCTGACCGCCTCCAGTCACGCGCTGATGGATCGACAGATCTACATCAACGACGAGCCCAGCATCAACATCACGAACCTCTGCAGGCAGGCCAGAGAATGGAAATACCGCCATGGAATGGAAATCCTGTTCGTGGACTACATCCAGCGGATCAAGGGCAGCACCAAAGGCCAGAGCAAGCTGGAGCAGGTGACCGAAGTTACTGGAGCTCTCAAGAGCCTTGCGAAGGAGCTGAACATTCCCGTGGTGGCGTTGGCACAGGTTAACCGCGGCGTAGACTCCCGTCCGGACAAGCGTCCGAATATGGGCGACTTGTCCGACGCTTCCGAGATCGAGAAAGAAGCTGATGCCGTGATCATGCTGTATCGCGATGAGGTCTACAACGAAGACACCGCTGACAAGGGCATTGCAGAGCTCAACTTCGAGAAAAACCGCCACGGCCCCACCGGCACTGTACGCTGCGCTTTCCTCGGCCAGTTCATGCAGTTCAGGGAGCTGGCCGCTGAATCTTATCGGGACTATGGGAGCGGCACATGAGCTACAAGCCCGAAGTGGACTTAAACCACCAGTTCGTAAGCGAGGAGCACCGGAGCGGCTGCATTAAATCCCCGCGGCCCAGGTACAAAACTCCCGCTTATGTGGTGCAAGACGGCTGGAACGAGGACGGCACCCGGAGAATGATTCAGCACAAAACGCACTGGCTGCCGATGAATTGCGGGCATAGCTACAGGGCGACAGATCCCAGCTGCCGAGATTGCAAATGGAGGGGCGCATGACACAGCGAAGCCGATACAGCCGGCGCATCGACAACGCCAGTCAGTTGGAGCCCTTGCTTGCCTGGGTTCGGAGTATGGCCGAGAGGGCAATACAGTCTGGCGCGCTGCAAGTGGACCTTTGCCGCCCGGGGAAGAGCCGGCTGCAGGAGGAAAAATATCACTCAATGATCGAGGACATTCGAGCGCACTGCTTTCGCGGCTATTCCCGGGACGGCATGAAAGCAGCCCTGGTAAACCAGTTTGCACTGGAGCGGGAGCGCAACGGGGAGCCTCTAAGTCACCCTGGCGAACAGGTATGGGACTGGGTGAACCAGGCCAGGGTGTACGTGCGGCCGTCTACGAAGAAGTTCCGCAAGCAGGAGGCGGCAGATTTCATCGAATTTCTTTATGCGACGGGCAGTGAATTTGGTGTGCGCTGGAGCGAGAAGGCGCTGGCGATTTATGACGAGACCATGAGGGCGAAGGCAGCATGAACAGGGCAGAGTTTAAGCGGATGATGAAGGGCAGCGTACACACACCGAGCCGGGGCACCGGCCGCACTCGCCCGAAGTCTTCACGGGAAGAATCCGACCAGATTCAAAAGCTGACCGAGGAGTTTCTTGCACGGGGCGGCAGGA